TTATACCTCCGTAAGGTTTGAAACCGCTACCCACGACGATATGTCGCTGAGCAGTGCTTCTTTTACGCCTTTGTTTGTCTGTATCTTTGATACCTTGTGTTTTGTCGGTGCAAGCTGAGCAGCGGGAACAAGCTTTCCTCTCGTGCCGCTCAAACCTCCGTAAACTGCGCCCTTTTTGATAGTAACCGTGCTGCCGACGGCGATTCCTTTTTTAGAAGCCGATACAACGGTTATATCCTTGAGATATACCCAGCTGCTGATTTCTCTCAGCAGTGCCTTATTGTCCTGTATCTTGCTCACGGTATGTTTGCGCAGCTTCACCCATGCTGGGACGCGCTGCCCAGTTGCATAGATACTTCCGGTTATTTTCACTTTATCACCGACAGCAATTTTCGATGCTGCCGTCGGTTTCTTCTGCGGAGCACTCGCACTCGCGTAGATAATCCACGGACACTTCCCCCAATGCACCCACGGTCGACTGTGCAGAGCCGTTCTCACAACGCCTCCGCCGCAGCTCACGGTGCATTCTATTACATATCCGTTGCCTTCATAGATCCCGACATGGCCGTCCATGAACACGAGAATGCCGGGTATTTCGGGCAGCTTGCCTATGTTGCCGTGCTCAACGCACCTTGAAAGCATACCGTTAGCAGACACATCCTGCGCGGCATTATATTTAGGCGCCGCCGTGCTGCTGTCACTCCACAGATAGCCTTTAATGAGTCCGACACAGTCATGCACCCTTTTGCCGATATCTTTCTTACATTCCGCATATCTTGCGTTGGTGTAAAAGGATGGGTACTGATGGCGCTTTGAATCGAGCAGCGCCTGCGTTCCGGTCTGCCCGAAGGTGCCGTACCAGTACGGATTCCCGAGATTTGCTCTCGCATACGACACAAGCCCAGTGTTAGTCTTTGTCATTTTTACCGCTCTCCTTTTTAAGCTGCTTGTTGATCTCCGCAACCGCCGCTTCGATGAGCATGTCCATTTCGATTTCGGAAATCGTTATGCCCTTTTCATTGAGCATTTCAATAATGTTTTCCTTAACTTTTGCAAGCTTTTCAGCCCCGTGTAAATCTTTATACAGCTGTTCTGCGGCGTTTACACAGGTTCTTACCACCGCTTCTTTGGTTTTGTCCGTGGTAAATTTGGCGATGATTTTCTTCACCGCTATACCGACAAAACCGAGGATGGCTGTCAAAACCGTGTAAATCAGTGTCATACCGTACTCCGACCAAAATTCTGCAAACATAAATGTGACCTCCTTATTTTTCGCTCATACGGCTCTCCAAGCCGTCTATCCGATGGTGTGCTTGTTTCGCGGACGATTCAACAGAACTCAGTCTTTCAACGACTTCCCTTATGCTGTCATCCTGCTTTTCTTGCTTTCGTTTGATGTCATCGACACCGCTTTTTATGTATCCCAGTTCCGTCAAAACAACACCGTCTTTCTTGCCCTCGTCGCGGTTGTCGCTCTTGCCGTTTCGCTTATAGGCTTGATACCCAAAGATAATGGCGCACACCGTCCCGCATGCACCTATTGCGGCTAAAAAAACTTCCCACACGCTCATCCCGTCACCTCCTCAAAGTATATGCCCGCGAGCTGTGATGGCAGATAATGCATAACCGTGCCGTCTCCGCCGCTGTCATCGCGGGTGCAGAGATAGATTTTATCTCCGTCTTTGTAATATTTGCCCTTGAAATAGCGCATACCCTCGGCGGCGGTTATCGGATTCTCTATAGTGCCGTCTTCGTCTACCGTCACACGTTCCCAGTGTGCGGGAGTCACGCTCGGTAGCCATGTGGGATCGGCGGATATCGCGTTGTAGCAGCGATAGAGCTTACCGCCGTCGCGCACCCTGTCGCCGATAGAATAATCTTTTTCGCCGCTCCACGGTTCAAATAGGCTGATACTTGTCAGAGCTTCGGCGTTTGTCAGCTTCGCGGCGGCTCTTGTTATCATCTCGCGAAAGCGTTTTGCCTGCGTCCGTGTCATATATCCGCACCCCCTGTGATGATATCCAGCGCCTCGTCTGCCGATATGTCCTCGGGCGGCTCAGCGGCTGTCCAGATTTGCTTTATCTCGGATTCCGTCTCCGTCCATGACTCGGTGTAATACCCGCCGTCGGACGGATAAACAGCCGTAATTATCGGCTTGTAGCCGTACTGTAAAAGCAATGCCGGGTCATTGGTAAAAACATCGCCATTTTCTGTTCTTATCGGTCTCGGCGCGCCGCGAAGCTCGCCGTTTACCAGTTTTCCGTACATTTAATCACCCCCAAGTAAAGCTACCGCTGCCCTGATTGTAAAATGCTGTTTTGCTGATAAGGTCATAAAGGCACGGAACACCATCAGCATCAAGACACGGTTTGAAATCGCGGATTTTTACGCCACCATCATATATCGAACATGCATACAGTTTCATACGGGCATATCCATCGACATATGGCGAATTGCGCACAAAAAGCCATAGATTTCGCGCATCCGCCGGAAATGTTGTTTTCGACGGGTCAGCTTTTTTATACTGTATACCATCCATCTCTACCGTGTATTGCCCATCTGCGTTGAAATAGTATATATGTCGTTTTGTATCGGCCTTTTTAAAATATTGATTCGTATTTAAATAGCCGCAAACAAACCATACCGCACCATCGGGTGAATTCCAGCTGGATACCATTAAAGGCGCCAGTTGATAATGTTCCGAGTCACTGTACGTCTGTGCCAAGTTCTGATTGCTCCGTGCATCGACAAAGCAGAAATCCGCTGACAGTCCTACACTCGCCGAAGATTTTACTCCGGTGTCAATGCGCTGACTGCCTGACGTTTGTATATAATCAACTGCGGTATAGCCTTCGGGCAGTCCGCCGCTTGATTTTTTAAGCATCATTAACCGACGTCTGATCATGCTCTACGCCTCCTGTTACTCAATTTTTTCATCAAGCGTTACAACGAGATTTTCGCCCTTGCCTTTAGCCGACACGCGGAAGTAAGCCGCGCCCTGCGGTGGCGCAACATTCGCGTCTGTGGAAAATGCCACTGCCGCGTTGGGGTCGTCAATTTTGGTTGGGTAATACATATTTCGCCCAAGCTGGTCATAGCTCAATACGCTCCCCTTGAGGGTGAAATCTGCATTATACCATGCGAGGCGGGCTCCGTATTCATTCCACGTGATACCGTCCCCGCCAATGCGGTAGACGTGCACTGCGCCACCGTCGAAGGGGATAAATCCTGTTACGGTGAAGTGATTTAGGGCAGAGGTTGTTCCGTCAGATTTCAACATTAGCCCGTCCGTATACGGCGCAGACGCACCTGAACTGTCCACTGCCTTAGGCACAAGATTGTGATACGACACAACCTTTGTAGCCTTTGCGGTAATCACGACATCGCCAGTAACCGCCGCTATACTGACGACTCCTGTATCAGAGTTGTAAGCCGTGGACGTTATATCCGTGCCGCCCATTGCTACGGTGACGCTGCTCATGGTGTACCCGTCTGCCGCTGTGATAGTGGCGCTGTATGCCGTGCCGTCCTCTGCCGCTACCGCATCGTTGCTGGTGGTGACATTGGTTAAAGTATTAGTTATGCTGTGGTATACGGTGGCTGCATAGCCGATTGTGCGGTCTATGCCCGCGCCGTAGCAGAAAGAGTATAAGACCTGCTCTGATGGATTGATGACATTGACATTGAAAGCCGTGTCTTTTCCTGTTCCCGCCGTCTTGTCATGCGGGGCAGGGTCTCCAAACGAAATGCCGTTCATCGTTACGACTCCGCTGTTGTTGCGGTAAAAACAGGCATTAGGCGTACACATACGCCATGCGTCAAACTCCGTCCCTTGTCCGTTAGCCACGCTGTGCAATTTTCCAAACTGGAAACAATGGTTGTGACCATGAACGTTCATAATGAATTTCGCTGCATTGTGACCGCTGAAATTCACCGTAACGCCGTTCTGCACCGTGCTTTCCCCCGCGACATAAGCTTTGACGATGTTTCCTGTCGGATACGCGCCGCCTAAGTCGAGCGGATAGTGTCCGAGAACTATAATTCCCCATTGAGCCGCGTCTGCTTTACTGCCGACGGCGTAAAGTGTCTGGGCGAACCATAGCAACTGCTCCGGAGAGCAGCAGTACGCAGCGCTCTCGCCGCTCACTGTCTCGCCCTCGCAGGTGTTTAGGCAGATGACACGGAGTTTCTTTTCCGCAAAATCGCGGTAACAATATCCGTATTCTTCACTGCCGTACACAGCACCTTCGTTGTACTTCCAGATGTTGTTTTTTAAGAACTGCGCGCCGACAAGTGTGCTGTATTCGCCGGTATCGTGGTTTCCTACTGTTCGCAACTGCGGAACACCCCTCCACGCCTCGCCGAGCCAGCCGTTGATTTGGTTAAACTGCTGTTGCATTAGCTGGGTCGTTGTTTTGGCATTGCCAAAAGTTACATCACCGAGCATACACGCAAAATCGATCTGCGGGAGACTATAAGATAGCACCTTTAGGGCTTGACAAGCGTGCAGGTTTCCCGCGTTAATGTTCGTTTGCCAGCTATCTACCTGCGGTCCAGTGTGGTGTAAGTCTGATATCGCAAGAAACACAATGCTGTCGGCTTTCATTACCGCTTTAACCTTTTCCGCCACCGCCAGCACCTCTGCCTTTACATAGCTTGGAATATCCGCGTGGGTAATGGTGTCTTCGTTTGGCAGCGCCGTCACCGCAGCCCCCATCTCGGCAACTTTGTACTTCGTTGTAGTGCCGTTTTTTTTGCGGATAGCGTTAGCAATGTCTCGAATTGACGATTCCTCATATAGCTTTTTAGACATCAGTAACTCACCTCCGTGCCATCGGGCAGGACAGCTATGACGTCATTAACAATCTCCTGCTTGTCTGCTACTGTCCAATAATCAGTGCCCTTGACAGGCGTTTTGCCGTCTGCGCCCGTTGCTCCTGTATCGCCTTTTGCACCCGTGTCTCCCTTTGCACCGCGAGACGGCTTGCCCGTATCGGTGCTGCCAATATACCAGTTTCCGTTATCACCGATGTGCGGGGTGACACCGTTCTCTCCTCCCGCGTCTTTATCATCGTCACCGACCTTCTTAGCCGCCAGAACCTTGTCCTTGAAGCTGAGTTCCCATGTATCGCCGTTTTTGAAATTGGGAGTTGCACCAAGATATTCTGTGTCAGCGGGCAGAGTAACGGTAATATTTCCGCTTGCCGCGAAGGTTAAGCGCATCCAACACTCGAACTTGCCTGTCGGATAACTTAGGCTTAAGGTCGTGACATCGGTGAAGCGGTACTCGGTATTGTCGGCGAGGGTTATGTTTGTGCCTGTGGCGACTTGCGCAGATACTGCCTGCGGGGTATAGCCGAGGGCTGTTTCAATGTTAGCGGCTGTTACGCTGGCATCTGAGCCATCTTTTCCCTGCTTAGTAACAAGGGTGATAAAAGTTGGGCTCTTTCCTTCCGTGTATGTAAATTGTATTCTGGTCCACAGATATTCTCCTGTCGCGCTGGGCGGAATGACGGTTGTCCAACTGCCTGTGGGTGGAGTTACGTTCGAGTTGCCGTATTGATAAAATAAATTGCAGGTTGCTATCCCGACTCCCGTTTCGCCCTTGTCGCCCGGATCGCCCTTCGGTCCTTTTATGCTAACCGCCGCGGGATTTTCCTTGCCGTCCGAGTTCGACCATGAAAGAACCCCTTCGTCGCTGACGCTGGGCGTAAATGTCGTTCCGTCTTTCAGCGCAGCTGCCTTTTTTATAGCTTCTTCCAGCGCGGTGTATTCATTTGTTGATTCTATCTCAGTGTCGGAATAGATGATATCCGCAACTATAATCTCAAATTGCGGCGTTACAAGCACCTGTCCGGTACTACTCATTAAGGTTATTTCACATGTCACCGTACCTGTAGCAGCGATAGTCTGTGTTGTGATAATGTACTCAAGCCTATCCTCGCAAACGGTGCAGCTGTTAAACATCACTTTTCCGTCCGGCTTTTCCGCCCGAAGAATTGCCGATGTTATATCTTTCATATTGTACGGACCTGCGGCCGACGATAAGAAAATATTTATTTTTCGACTGTCCGAGTCAGCCTTTTTCACAATTACCTGACCCTGCAATCCGGCTTTCATAAGATCAAGCTTTATCCTGTGCTCTACATGCTCCATTCAGTCTCACCTCTGTTTTAAGTATAGCAAAAGGCGGAGAGTATTTCTCCCCGCCTCGCTGTCATTTTGACATATCTTGTATCCAACGCTGAAATGTCTTATCGTCATATCCTATGTTCAGCTCATAAAGCAACTGACGCATTTTTCGCATTCCCTCTGCATCATTGTTTTTGTACATTTCTTGATACTCGGATTTGAGGTCTTTTGTCAATGCCTGGCGGATTGTCTTATCCTCTTTGCCGTTTGCTCGCAGGTATTCGACAATCTCGCTTGCAGATGTGATGTCGGAGTTTTGCACTGCCCTCTGCAGATCCTTATACTCATAAAGTTTTTTCTCCTCGGCCGCCTTCTGTTCTGCTTCGGGATCAAGCCCTGCAGCAATCTCATCTATCATCCTGTTCACTTCATCTTCATCGTACCCGCTCTCGAGCAAAGCTTCGAGCTTGCTGCTGAGTGCGCTGTCGTCTCCGTTGCTTTTCGCTTGCGCCGCGGCCGTCTGCATTGTCATATAGTTATTTATGGCTTTTATGACCGCATTTGGAGGATATCCTTCAGAAACCAGCTCTTCATATATTCTTTTATATTCCGAGACATTTCCACGCTCCCGCGCCTGCGCTGCCTGAGCAATTCTGGGTTCGGATTTTATCAGATTGTTCTTCACGCCGTTTTCAAGCTGTTGCGGAGTATAGCCTTTTTTGATGAGCTTATCATACTGCTTCTGATATTTTCCCTCAGCAATCGAATTGTATAACTTTCTGTATTCCGTGGAGCCCGCCTCTCTGCCGAGATTGTCGGGCGAGAAGAAATTATACAAGCTTTCAAAAGTTCGCATTGTGTTTGATATCGGCAAACCGGTGACCTTTGAAATTCCTTTCGCGCTGCTCATCATCAGCTTCCAGACGTCCGGCTTCTTCTCGCCGCTGAACACCTTCTGCCACGATTCGCAGGACTGAATCAGTTCTTCAATGCCCTCGATGTCCATGCGGCTTGCAGAGTACCCGGACAAAATCGAAATGATATCACTGATATACGGCACAGCTGAAAACGGATTTATTCCGTCAAGCAGATTGCCTCCGAATGCCTCAAGATAAAGTTCGAGCCATTTCTTCTCATCGTCATCGTGGCGGAACGCATCCGCTATAGAGGCTATCCCGGCAGTCAAGATACTTGTCGCGATATGTACCGCAGCAATGCGTGCTATTTTTTTTGCCATTGTCTTTTTTAGACCGGGCTCCGCATTGTTGTAGTCAACCAAAGCATTGCGCAGCATATTATAGGACTTCGTAGGCTCTGCCTTAAAGGCGCTGAGCATCTTCGAGAACGAGCTTGTGCTGCGCATAAATTGGCTTCGGTGAAGTATTGAATCAACGACCTGAGTTTTATCAACCACCTCACTGAGCCTGTCTGAGACCGCCTGTGTAAACTCTGCGGTTCCCTCTTTAAGGTCTGTTTTGTCTTGGACTTCCGCCTTGCACGCATTCCACAGTGTTCCCCATGTCAGTTCATCGCCGACTCCGGCCAACCACATAGACTTTTCGCGAATCTTATCGACAACCGTCTGCTGTCCTGTAATAAGCTGCTTCATCGTTATGCCCATGCTCGTCTCATAGAATCCCCAGCTTTTCCATTTTGCAATCGGGCAATTGTCTATTGCCTCTTTGCTCGCGGGCTTCGAAAAAAGTCCTTTGAGCAGATATTTAGGATCCATAACAGCAGCTGCTCTCAAATATGCCGTGGGCTGTTGGATAGCAACTCGCATATTTGCTCCGACGGCGGCTACCTTGAAGTTTCGTATCAGTGTCTCCTCGCCCGCTCCCCCTGCATTTTTGCTGTCCGAGCTGCCGTTCAGATCAAGTATAAACTTTTCAAAATATGCCTTTCCGTCATTGCCGAAAGCTCGTTCAATAGACTGTTTTGTGCCGGATATGGCTATATATCCGTCGTCCTTTTCCTCGAAGCTCAGGGCATTATACCACTTCATTGCATCTGTAATGGGCACGGCATACGCTGAATATGCGCTCATTTCGGTTATGTGCTTTGTAAAGGTATCGAAGGCGCCCTTGATAAACAGTCCGTTACTTGCATTTCGCTGAACGCTCTTTGTAGCGCCGATGTTGACAAGCTTGTAAAAGTTAGTTTGCGTCTGAACCGTTCCGTCTTCGGCGTTCATCGTTCGCACGGAGTTTTTGTTGACCTGTATCGGCCAGTAATGCTCTTCGGTGAACTTTCTATAGCCGTACAGTGTCATTGACGCTTTGTTGCCCCAATCAGCAACATTCCCGCTCAAAAAGCCCTGCATTTTCTCTGCAACCTGCTTCTGCTTCGGAGTCAGAGAGTCGATTATCTTTCCAAGGTCTTCCACTGTTATTTGCACGGCCTTTGCATATGTTTCTTCGCCCTTTCCGAACTGCTCCTTGATTCGCGCCTTTGCCTCTTGACTTGAAGTGTCTAACGGACGTATTCCGCCGAGAAGAAGATGATCCCGCGCCTGCTCTCGTTTGGAGAGGTTATACAGTTCCATAATCTGTGATACCGTCAGCGTAAGTTCTCCGCCTTCGACCTTAAAGGTCTGCTTCGAGTGCTCCCAGTCCTGTATTTCCTTCTGGCTGACAATCGACTGCATGAACTCATTCGCATTGTCTATCATTTCCACCCGCTCATCGAAGCCGGAACGAATGGATTTAAAAACAGTCTCTGCTGCCGGTCCGAGCTGATGGAAGAAGCTGAACGAGTCAAGCATATTTACATTCAGCTGCTTATATCCGAGTTTCACCTTGTCCTTGTAACTTTTGCGCTTGTCCATTTCGCGCACGCTCGCGTCGGCAATTGCCTGAACCGTTCCATATCGGCTGTTTGCAAGCAATTCGTTGGCTCTCGTTATTCCGCCTTTTATCTGCTGCATAACAGTTTCAAGCTCGGCAAGCCCCTGCGCATCCATATCCTTTATGGAACTGCCCTTATATACTTCAAGCAGCGTTGTCATCATCGGCATAAGATCCGGGTCGAGGTCTGCCAGGAACTGCTGATACTGCGGGTCATTTCCCTGCTGCATTTTGCGCAATTCTCCCTGCAGCTCCAACATAGATTTGCGCCACTCAAACGCGTCCTTCGACTGACTGTTGCCGTAGACATCGAGAGATACCAGGAACTCTCCGAGGGCCGAGCGCAAAGCTTCGGGCACATGCTGAGTCTTGTTCGGGTTCTGCAGGAACCTGTTAAGAGTCTTTGCACTTCTCTCGATACTTCGTTTACTCTTTGCCATAGCATCCTTGCGCAGCCATTCGCGGCGATCCTCGAATGTGCGTTGTTCATAGAGCGCCTTTTGCTTTATGAGCTCCTCCGAAAGCTTATGACGCTTAGCAGCTTCCTGTTCCTTGATTTTTTCAACGCGCTTGTCGTATCTGTCGCGGTATTCTTTCTCAATCTTCTGCCGCAGCGTCTTGAGCTCCTGAATGTCGTAATACTCTTCATACAGGCGCATTGCAAGGTCATAGCTCGCCGTGTCTATATCCATGTCGAAAGAACCGTCGTAGAACGGATTTTCATAGAACGGTTTTATGGTTTCGAGTGCATTTACGAGCGTCTGCACCTGCTCAAGCTCGTGCGTATCCGGTTCAAAGAACTCCGGCCAAAGTTCGGACATCTCGCCCCAAAGAGAATCAAGCGTACTGCCTTCCTCGGAAAGCCTTATCTTTCCGAAGTTCTTCCTTCTGAACTTATCATAGCTCCCGTAATAGTAGGCAATCTCTTTTTTCTGCTGCTCGCTGAGTTTTATTTTCGTGCCCTTGGCATATTCACGCAGCGCACTGTACTGTTCGGACATATCTGTATTCAGCACTGCGCTCTCTTCGAGCACCGCCTTGGCAACCTCCGCAGTCCTCGCGATAACTTCATCATAAGTTATGCCGTCGTCCATATTTGCCAGTGCTTCAAAGATATTTTTGAGGTTTTGCGTCAGCGTTTCGGCATTATACTTACTGCTGTATTCCTTGAGCACTTTTTTCGAAAGCCTGCGTATTGCCCGCTCATCAAGCTCTTTTCTGTTTATTCCGAGGCGCCACTCGAGTTCTCGCTTGTATTCGCGCAGAGCTTTGTTCTCCTGCATGAGCTTCTTGTTCTGCTCCTCTATTGCAGAAGTGCTCTTGAGAGAATAACGAATATCAGGATTTCTTCTGTCAAAAAGACCGACATTGTCCGTTGCAGATTTAAGCTGAGTATTTTTGAAGAAGATATAGCTTTTCACCTTTCCTCCTTTTCGCTTACCCTCAAAATCAAAGTCGAGAATTATTCCGTCATAGCCGCTGTCATTTTCTATGAAATAACTGTTCAGCAGCTCCCGAAGATCTCCTCGTATAGTGTTGGTAGTCTCTTTCCATTGTTCAAGAATATCGTCGAGCTTATCCTCATTTTCAAGGATTTTTCGAGTGACTTCCGCATCATCGGCAACATAAGCTTCATAGTTCTGCTCATAGTATTCGTCGTTGGCCGTTTCTTGAGCATCGTATTTCGACTGGTATTCTTCGTCGAGTTTGTTAAGCTTTTCTGTGAGTCCCTTATACCCGTCTATGTGCTCCGAGTACCACGCACTCGCTTCTGCACGGTCCTTGAAGTGGAGTGGCTTTTTCATGTCACCGTACAATGCCATCTGTTTGTTTCCGCCAACCCCGATATCCGCATCATTGTCCTTTGCAAAAAATCCGTTCGGCGTTTCACTGTCATTGCGTCCGGCAAGCGGATTTGCATTGCTGAACACATTGAACTCAGCCGCAGTTTGATGATAAATTATCCTCGGTGTTCCGTCCTCGTTGACAATCTTGCTCGCAGTATTCGGCTTCTTTTCCCAGTCACCGAACCAACGCTTGAACTGCTGGCTCTTTGTTACATTTTCAAATTTTGGCTTGACACTTGAATCGGAATCGCGTATACTATGTATGTAGCCATCGGTGCGAAACAGGCCACTGGGCAATTGTAGCCCAGCCCCCTGGAGTAAGCCGGTGGCTTTTTTTGCGTCTATGTAGTACACTGCGGCATTTCCGGCACTCTCGTTTTCAATGGCGTCATTCAAAAGTCCCGTCACTGCATTCTGTCGCGTGTGTATGCTCGTTATGGCGTTACTGTCTATTCTCTCTTTGTTTTGCCGTCCGTAGCCGTCGATAACAACCGCACATACGATTGATTTTCCGTCGTATTGCATATCAAGTATCGCGACCGTACTTGTGTCACTGTGACTTTTTGAGGCAATAACCGCAACGGGATTTTTGATTGCTTCCGGTATTTGATTGAGCACCGCCTTTCCGAAATCATGATCCGCCTTGCCTCCCTGCAATACTGTTTTCAGGTGTCCTGTGGCGTAGGTCATCGGCAACGGATTAAAACCGACATTTTGCATTTTTTCGGGAGTGGGGCATACTATCAGAGTATCGTACTTCGGCAGTTTTCCTTTTTCAAAGTCTTCTATCTGCTGCTCAAAAGATACCGAATAGTCATACCATGTTTTTTCTTCCGACTTATTTTTAAGAGAATAGCTTTTTTCACTCCTTTCGCTCTTATTTTCCTTTGCGCCCTCAAGAGCTGATTTGAACATGCCGCTGATTTTTTCCAGTGCCTCCGTATCTCCCTCAAGCGCTCTGACCTCCGGGCTTTTCAGTCCGAGATTAGTTAGGGCTTTTTCTATGCTTTCAAGGAAGCCCCTTATCCAGCTCTGGATTTTTACGGCAAGAGGTCTGTTCTCATTGACAAGCTCTTTGATAGTTTTCTCGTCGAACACATCGAACATGCTCTCGGCAACGATTTCCGCCTCTATGTCCGCTTTTCCGAAACCTTCGTAAAGCTTCTGCAGCTCTTTCACTCTGCCCTCATAGTCATAGTTTTCGCTTTCTTTGAGCTTGCCTATGACATATTCGCGCAGCTCGCCTGCGGCCGTTGAGTTCCAGTCCTCTATATAATGATACAGTTCATGTCCTGCGGTTCTGAGATATGCATTCTCCTCCGCGTCAAGCGCGATTTTTATTCTGCCGGTCTTGGGATCGTATTCACCGTTTGCCATTCCGTCTGCAAGCGTGTCGCACACTTCAACGACAAAGCCGTATTTTTTCGCAAGAGCCTCAAGAACATATACCGAGCCCGCCTGCTCCGCGTTGAGCTTTTTTGTATAGTTTCTCAACAAACCACCATTCTTTTCTGCCCTCTTTTCCTCTTTCGCGCTGTAATGCTTCGGCGCATTATTTTTTTCATTAACGCCGGCATAATATGCCTGTCTGAGCTGACTTTCCTCAAGCCCTGCGTATTTGTTTGCATTCGACTGCAAAACGCTGTCGAAGTCCTGCCCGAGCTGACCGGCGCGGCGGAAGTCAAGAAACGCATTCATATATTCGCTTGCCGAATCGCCCTGCTTATATCCTGAAATAAAGGCCCGTGCCGTGTCGGTGCTGTCAAAGCCCTGTGCGACATTGTAAAGAGCTTCGGTCTCGCGGCTGTCAAACCGCACATCGCTCAGCGCAACGCTGTCCCCGTCCTGCGTTCTGACATACATCTGCGCCCGGTTTCCGTCATTTTCAATGCGGTCTATGCCGTTGATTGTTACGCTCTGTCCGTCAATCGTTGCTGAAACAGCGTTGACATAACTTTTCTTTTGTGATATATTGTTATCGGAAGGGGCGAGCGCATGAGGCGTCTTGGGCGTAAGCTGTGGGTCTTCGGACATGTTCAGCACTTGCGAGACCCCTTCTGCTTTTGTTTTATATGCACTAATGATATGCAACGTTTTTGCTTTCGAGTCTGGCACCGCTTCGACAACATAATAATTTCCGTTCACGCGTTTACTATACACTACCGACCTCGACAAATTATTATCGGTATCTCTGTAACGACTATTCAGGGCTTTATTTCCCTCTTTCATTCTTTGAATGTCCATACTATCATAGTTTTCAAGAACATATTCAATTCTTGCCAAGTCGTTAACATCTGACATTGAACGATCCGCTTCTCCGTTTTCGCCGTGCCGTCTTTCAATATGAATAACGGTATCTCCGTCCATATCGCGTTTATACTCACTGGTATCTATACCGGTGAGTTTTTTTATGTCATGGACTTCGCGCTCCGTAACACCTTTAAGATCTATATGCACCTTATTGGCGGCTTCCTTATTTTTAAAGTTTCTGACTTTATTTACAAAGTCAACAATCTTCGGATTTACCGCCTTTTTATATTCCTGCTTTATGGTCTCTATGTCCTTTTTTAACGACATCTGAGAATTTTCCGTAGTATCTGATGTGTCGTCTCTTATCTCAGCGGCCACATTCTGAGCGTTCTCAGAGCCCCGGAAAAGCCGTTTTTCTGCGCGGGTAAGTTTATCACCCTCCGCCTGTTTCTGCACCACTGCGGACAGTTTGACAGCGTCCTGCGTGTTCTCGCCGAGACTTTCAAGCCGCTGTGCAATCTGCGTCTGCTCTCCGCCGGAAAAACCGGCAACCGTTTTTTCGGTGATGTTCGTACCCTGGCTTCTGTGGTTGAGGTACCCGAGCCCGGAACCCACTACACCAAAGCCGGCGCCCATAAGCGCTCCGCCCGCTCCCGCTTCAACGACCTGCAGCGCGAGATCTCCGGCAACCTTTTTCTTTGCTTCCGCCTCGCTCAAGCCCTGTTTCTCATATGCAGCTATCATGAGCTTATAATTGGAAATGTTGCCGTTTGCTATGGTGTCATAGGCTATGTTTGCTATTTCCGTTGCGGCCTCTTCCGAAAAGTTTACTCCGGTTGATTTGAGTATATTCATCGCGACATCGCGCATACTTCTCGGGTCAACCTCTTTGAGCTTGTTGAAATTACCTATCGAAACTTTTTCAAAGAGACCTTCGAATATGCCGGAAACTGCTCCGCCGATAACCGCCTGGTCATCGTTGCCGCCGCGAGCTTTTATATCACGCATTGTCGAGTTCGCAGCAGAAAGACCGAGTATTCCTCCGCCGACTGCCTCGGCCACTTTGCTTGCCGTCTTTATCCCCGAACCGAGATTTGCAAGCGAGCCGCCCACAAGATTGCCGGCGGCGGCAGAAGCAGCTGAATCAAGCGCGGACATTCCCGTGCCGTAAAGAAAATCAAACGCATCTTCGCCGCCAACATTCCAATCATGCTTTTCCATGACTGCACCGCGCATAGTGTCGCTCAGCTGACTCGCTATACCCTCATTTGTGTTATAGTCTATCGGCGCATAACTGCCAGTAAGCTTGTTTTGAATATACTGACCGGCAGCGTCAAGATAGCCCTTTCCGCTGCTCGTCAGATTTATCGGTACGCTCAGTGCACTGGCAATCACCTGATGGTCTGCACTGAAGTCACGAATCGCATCTTGTACCTGCTCATTCTTGCGGCGGTTATATTCATACGCATAATAGTTTTCAAGCTCATCGGGATTTATGCCCTTTGCTCGAACCTTGTCCTCTATTTCCTTGAGCCTCTGATTATATTCATAGACATTCTTGTTGTTTCCGCTCGTGCCAACTGACTCTTCGAGCTTTATTCTGTCCTTGAGTTCGGGAATAGATTGTATTTCCTTGAGCGTCGCCTCGTCGAACTGGCTGAGTTTTTCGGATATATCCCTGTTGTATATCTCTGTCTCCAATGCCGAAGATTCGCTTTTTAAGTTATTCGACTTGGTTTTAGCTGCTTTTGCTTCTTCGGAAAACTTCTCATACCCGCTCTTGTTACCCTGCGCCGCACTGAGCAGAGCCCGCACCCGGTTTGCAAGAGATACACTGCGGTTTCCTTTTTTTTCGTCCTTGATATCTTCCAAGCGTTTCTTTATGTCTTCATTTGTCATGCTGTCCACAACCCCGGGATTACGCGTATCGGAGTAATATGCTGACTCGTTGTCAAGATTCTGAGAGGTCTGTTGCAAAGCATTTTTATATTCTGCATATCTCGACATAAAAGTATTGTAGCGCTCGTCTCCGAGCTGTTCGCGCTGCGATTCGAGATATGATTTTATCCTGTCTGCTCTTTCAAGCTCGGAATTCACCGCCGCCCGTGTGCTTTCGCTGTCGCGTTTCCAATTTGTATAGGAACTGTTCTGCAATCTGCTGTTTGCATTTCGAGCAGTGCGGCTCGATGATTCGAGCCAGTCATGCATTTCTCTGTCTCGAGAATCCCATTCGTATTCTCTGTTGACGCGCTCTATTCTTTCATCGATGGTTTCCTCTGCCTTATATTTTGAATTTGCACGTTTTATTCTCTCATCAATCGTTCCCATGATTTCCTCCGCTTAATAAAGTCCGTAATGCTGACTGAGTATTGCTATATCCTCATCGGTCAGATTCTTGTTCTGGCTCATCTTCGTTTTTATATAATTCTCGTAGCTTCCGTATTGGTTTTTCAGTGCCGATCTTACACCAAACTCATATCGAGTCGGCTGTGCACCTATAAATTCACTGGCTGCCTTTGACTTTGTGGCAGTTTGTTTTCCTCCGCTCCCGCTCGACGAACCGCTATACCCGCTCCCGCCCGATGAGGACGACGAAGAGGTTGAATAGCTCTGAGCCTTGAGAGAGTCCATATATTTGTCGTGCTCAAACTGCTGCTTTTTGAGATTATAATCCCTTGAGTCCTGCTGCTTGCCGTAGTCAAACTGTTTCTGCCAGTTGCTCTGCGCAAGCGCGTCCTGCTGCTTGCCGTAATCAAACTGCTGCTGCCAGTTGTTCTGTGCAAGCGCATCCTGCTCCTTGCCGTAATCGAACTGTTTCTGCCAATTGCTCTGTGCAAGCGCATCCTGCTCCTTACCGTAGTCGAACTGCTGCTGCCAGTTATTCTGTGCAAGGGCGTCCTGCTCCTTCTGATAATCAAACTGATTCTGCCAGTTGCGCTGATTGACATAGTCCTGCATATACTGGCGGTTCTGCTCGCTCTGCCAATTCGACTGCTGCTGTGCTGCATCTGCGCGCCCGGTGTAATATTCAAGCTCATACTGCCACTGCGCAAGCTGATTGAGGTAACGGTTGTAATCACTTTCCGAGAGATACTGTGACTGGCTCTGCAGATAATTGAGTGTGTTATAGTAGTCGCTCAGTGTGTCCTGATATTTTTTGTAGTCCGCGTCATCAAGATTCTGCAGCACCTGCATATGCTGCAACTTGTCGCTTTTGTCGTCGCGATACTTGCCGTATGCCCGGTCATACAGTGACGGAATGACATTGTTCAAATCGTTGAGGCTTGACTGGTATGCCTGATTGCCGGCAGTAGAGGCATAAGAACTGCCGTAACCGCCCGTAAGTGCCGCGGCATTTCCCATAGTGTCCTGCATCGCCATCTTGCCCTGCTGAATATACTGATCCTTATACTGCTGATAGAGCGGATCGGCATTGAAATCATACTGAAAATCCTTGGTGTTTTCATAGTCTTTCAAAAGCCCCTGTATCTGGTCTGCATAGTTGCTCTGATAGTCCCCGGGCTTTGAGTTATAATGAGTCTTCAGTTCCTCTTGGGCACGCTTAACCTCCTCGGATTCCTCATAGTCTTTAGGTTTGTTGAGCAGTGTTTTTATTGTGCCTATCCCATAACCGAGCTGTTTTGCGGTGTTGAATCCCTGCTTCGCTATGCCGCCGGCAAGAGCTGCCGCATTTCCGCCCTGTGTCACTGCGTATGACAGTTTGTCCTTTGATATGCCTTGCTGCTTTTTCTGCTTTTCAAGGTCTTTTGTAGTATATGCCATTTGTTTTACCTCCTCAGATCAGATAGTTTATGTTCAGCGTGTATGAAGTCAGATTGTATTTATAAGCTTTTGTCTCAAGATTGAAGCACCAGTCAAGCACCACTCTTCCGTCCGGAAATACCGACCACCGAACAAGGTTGGTATCGTTCGCCGCGCAGATTGTAAATATCCTGTACTGCGGGCACAGATCGTTCGGCAGCATACATATGATTTTTCCACCCTCCGTTATTCCCTGCACATCTCCGACGATATTGACCGAGTTTCCGAGTCTGCGGCCTTTGGGTGTCAGTCCATTCGCGCCCGGAGTTATTCCGTCCGTAAGCTCCAACTCCTGCCAGCCTGTGTCTTTCAGCGGGAAAGTCTGCTCTCCTGCTTTCAGTCCGTTTCTAAGGAGCAGCAGCATATTAACATCCATTGTGTTGGCAAGCTCCGCCACCTTGCCGAACGCTATGCCTTTACCGCCTTGCAAAAAGTCCATCAGTACGAAGCTCGTCGAAAGCTCGTAAACATATTCCGCGGAAGCGAGGCTGTCGGCCACTTTGAACTTGATTTTATATGATACATTGTCACTGAGATCTCCGAACAGCACTGCTTGCACATTGTTGCTCATGGTAACCTCATCGGACCACGCTGCCATTGTTTCTGTCTTATAGCTTGCTTTGCAAACCGCTGTATTCTTGCCTGACAGTGCCGAGAAGCTATAGTTCACCTTTCCGGCCGCATATGTGCCCTTGTCGTTTTCCGTGCCGTCCTGCGTACATCTGAAGCACGAGACCTCGTTTATCATCGGCCTGTCATATTTTTCAACCGTTATGCTCGCCGTCTTGCTAACCGTTCTGCCTCTGCTGTCCGTCGCTGTGACGGTAAAGGTCAGCGACCCCGAAAGATAGCAGGGGTAGGTATACACTCCGCCTGTCTTATTGGACAGCACCGCTCCGTTCACGGCAAATCGATAGTTCTTTATAGTCGAGCTGTATGCCCCTTGTGCGGCTGCGGTAATCCTGCATTTTGAGTAGTCCTGCACATAGATCTCCCACTCACTCGGCACATTGCCGTCTATGCGCTCTATCGATATATCCGGCATTGTAGGCTTAATGCTGTCCGGCACAAGAAATGTAACCGTCCTTGTGTTGGTTTCTACAAGCGTCGTAGGTATCAGGCCGAATCGTTTATATGTCTCCATTTTAAAGGTGCCCGTCCTGCTGGACCCGTTGGTTATTGCATTGGCCCACTCAATGGGGAACGCATATTCCGCCATAACAGAGTTATTGGTTGAAAAGTACCCGCTCTCATAACTGTATTCTCCGCAGATGAAGTACATTTTGTGAGTGTATGAGTTGCCGTCTTTGATATCCTCCATTTCCACCAACAAATTACCCAGACCGTTTATCTTGCTAACTCCAACTGTGATATTCTTCGGATATGTTTTAATAGTTGTTATTGCCATTTTTTATTCCCTCCATATAAAGCTCAGATTGCCGTTACTTCGTGGTGTGAACTCCCAATTGCCTATTCTCAGTCTGTTAAGAACCTCAACATCCGTGACATAAAGGCAGCGGTTGGAGATATAGGCTATCTCCGTGCCGTTCTGCGTGAAGCTTAGTTTTTCATTTGTCAACATCGACTTGAACGGGCTGTCTGCTTTACCGAGCTCCATTCCGTCCGCTGTGAAACGAAAATAGGTTCTTATAAGCTCCTGAAATTCTTCAAGCCTGCCGTCAACCTCTGTTGTGTATAGGTAATTCTGGTCGAAATTCAGCTGAATTTCCCTTGAAGTCTGTGTCACATAGGATTCGAGCGTGGCGTTGAGCTCGGCAATAGATGCCTTCGCACTCAGCTCTTCGCGCACCGTCGTCATTATGTTGTCGTTGTTCTGCTCTATCTCGGTGTGAAACGTCTGATTTATCTCTTCCGCCTGCGCGATGATTTTATCGTTGAGCTCGTTATAATCAATGTTCCTGCCCGCTTCTAATTGCTCAACGGCGTCGCTCGCCAGCTCCGCCATTGACCGCGTCTGCTCCACCGTTTTCAGATAAACCGGCGAAAAATTGTCTCCGTCAAGATTGTTGAGGATATACCGAAGCTGTTCGTTAAGTTGATAGAGATAGCTTTGAGTTTTCTGATCTCCGCCAAGATTCGTCGGCAGATTCAGATTTAGCGTCGGCATCAGATTTCACTCCCTTGTTCCGTTACCTTTGCGATGCTGTACAAGATGAACTTGCCCCTGCCCCGCATTCGGATTCTCATGTGGTCGCAGCGCCTGACTATAATCGGAATAGTGATTGTGCGATTGTTTACAGCATCGATGTGCAGCACTTCCTCGTAATCGCCCATAGAGTCATATTGGATCTGCACCCGGAACTGCGCCCCGCGTTCGACGCTCAGGCGAAACTGCAGCTTTGAAATATATTTATTATCGGGGCTTGTCACCCCAATAGGTCCGCTTTCAGCCATCCATTCAACCGGCTTTTCGTCATATGTCTGATCTGTTACACTGTATCGCGTCGTGCCGTGCATCGTCCATAGACTGTTTCCGACCGTGAAATACAATTCCCCGTCCAGCGGCGCGAAAGCATCTATTTTCAGCCCGCTCTCCTTATGCCATATTTTTGTGCGCTCATCGTATGTGAACAGGCTGTATTTGCCGTTCTCGTCCGACATCGACACATAATATTTGTTGTCGATTGCTCCCGCTACAGCGTTTCTGTATGCATTCGCGCCGAAGGACTCCGAAATATTGACCGGAGTTCCGCCGTCATAGGCGCATATGCCGTTTCGGCTCTTGTAGTATAGCGTCTCGTTACATAGAGCAAGGCTCCGTTCGCTGCCGTTCTGGACGCCTCTTATAGACTCGTTCGTCACCTGAAAATTTGAGGGCTTAGAGCCGTAGACCTTGTGCACGCAATCCTCTTTGAAAAAAAGAATATATCCCCGCATTGTAAACGCGCCGGTGAACTTACCGTGCGTTCCGACCGTCACGGCATAACTGTCGCTCGCCAGTCCGAGAAAACAATTCCAGTTGAACGGATCGCCTATTTTGCAGCAGTATATCTCATGCTTGTCGGAAGAACATCCCCAGATGCGGTTTTCGCTCTCGGTCACAAAATCCATATCCGGCACGGTTCTTTTTACTGTCACCGCTTCCTGCTGACTCGATACTTCATCTATGAATCCGGTCACGATTATGTAATCCTTGCTGACGGCATAGAGTATCATGTTTGTGTTGAACTGTTCGTCTTTGCAGCCGCTTATAGTCACTCCGTCATATTCGGAGAATCCCTCGCCTATTCCGGCCGAAGATATCTTGACGAATGTCGTCGCCACCGCATTCCACATCTTTGTTGCAGCGGCATATATCTTGAGCGTATGCGGCTTTGATGAGGTATCGAGCCAGCTGTCGCCGTTTGCCGGCTCTTCCGGCGCCGCAGCCGAAACCGTCGGATTATAATCCTCTCCGGTAACTCGCGTCAGCGTAAATGACACCGCTGCGGTTGTTGTGAAGGTTTTTTCAAGGCTGCCTACGCCCTCGCTCACTTTCTCGGTGTTTATATATTTTTTATCCGGCCAGATAAGGACATATGCGCCCATGCTCAGCATTTGCTTGCGGCTTTTCTCAACATCACCGCTGACCTGATCGCCGTTATAGAACACCTTGCCGTTATCTACCCAGCACAAGCCGTTGTTCACGCAAAATCCGTCAAGGCGCGTAAAATCGCGTATCTTTTTCCGCTGTCCCCTCGGGGTCAACGCAGGATAGCTGTCCGACGAAAGATTCTCTTCGTCATAAAATTCATTGTCACTTATAACAAGGTCATGATGATATCCTCCGAATGCGCTCATCATTTCCCTGTTTTTGCTCACCGTATTAAGAATCGGCAGTCTCATTGGTGGTTCACCTCGCAAATATTCCGCTCGCCGGAGCCGCGTGCGTCCTGCTGTAATATCCCCAATAGCCCTCATATGCCTCGTTGAAAGCCATTGCCGAATTGTTATACCGTTCATACTCGGCGTTGAAAAAGTCAATTTTTGACATCAGCCAAAGAACATAAAGGTTACTGTAAGGCTCCGGCACAAGCAGTTCCGTAGTCGTGTCTGTGTCTTCATTATAGCCCTCAAACGCCGTTGATTTTTCCCCGCTCTTCGCGTCTATCAGTTCTTTTACTATCTTCCCGTCGAGCTCGGCAAGCCATCTTATTTTCTGCTCGTCCGAATACTGATTGGGCTTTAGCTCATCGGTCTGTCTTATCGCTTCGCATATTTTCATATAAACCTCCTGAAAGTAAAAGAGGGCGCAAAATGCGCCCTCCCGGTGTGTCCTTATCTCTCTTTGATATACTGCTCTACCAGCTTCTCAAGGCGCTGCTCCGCCAGCTGCTTCTGTCTGTCGGAATTGCGTATAACCTCTGCGACGCAGGCGGGCACTTCGACTTCTACGCCACGCTGGATTTGGAAAGTTCTGCCGTTGACGGAAACGAACAGATCGTCTTTGTATACACCGTCGTCCTTGAAGAGGAAAATTTTCTCCATCGGCTCACCCTGATTTTCGGGCACGGCGCCCTCCTCGGGAGTCATATCCTCCTCGGGTACAGCAGCCTCTTTGAGGTTTACGTCCTCCTCGGGAGTTACAGTTTTTGTTCTTGCCATAAATATCTCCTTTCGGGCTCAGAGAGCAAAATGCCCTCTGAGCTTTTATCAGTTAGCTTTTGCAGTGGCCGAATATGCGGAGCAGGACTCGATACGCACCATGTACTCCTCAACCAGGCGTTTTGCCACCTCGGTTGCTTTCCAGCCGCAGGACGAACGCTGATTGAGCGGATCGTCGCCATAGCCGAGCTGCTTGACGATATGCTGCAGGCCGCCGCCCTCAATCTCCGTCAGACCGTAAGCATGTGCGCCGAGTATAATCGTGGCGAAAACCGCCAGACCGGACGGGCAGCCGGTGCCGGTCCATATCTTTGCCTCAGTGGACTTGACGAATCTGACATTACCTATCTTGCCGATTTCCCCGTTGTAGATATCGTCGGGCTTAGCGTACTTATGTACGTCAATCCACTCCTCGCAGCGCATAAGGTCGTATGCTACATACGGATGGATAATACCCACGAACGAATCCCCGATCGGGTCTGCATTCATGCTCTCCAGCTGAGCCGCCGCACGGAATATGAGGTCAACATTGATCTTTGCCGTCGCGTCGAGTCCCGCTCTGCTCGTTACTGCTGTTTCTGCGCCGCTTGCAACCTTGGGCGCATAAATAACGCTTGTGCCGCCGGCAAGCTCTTCTCTTATGACGGTATCGAGAGTGCGTCCTGCCTGCGAGCCGAGAAGCTTCGTGGCCTGCAGAACATTGTTGTCGATAGCCGTCATGTCGAGCATATCCGAAAGCTGTATCCAGCCGCCGTACTGCTTAACAGTAGCGGTTATTGTGCTCACGTTAAGCGCCTGTCCATCGGGCGTGACGCCTTCCGTCAGTGCCGTGGTTGCTTTTGCAAGCGGCGAATACTTACGCATTTCGATAGTCTTGCCGGAGCCCTTGGGAATGGGATACTTGTCTCCGAACTGGTTGTGTACGAGCTTAGGCTCTGCGTTGTCAAGAAGCCTCTTCTCGTAATAGGTCTTCATTTCGGCAGAAAGGTTGTTGCCTGTGGTTGCCGAAGTGGTTGCGTTTACGACCGTAGCAAAAAGCTGCAGGTCGAATATGACATAATTGTTCATTTTCTTTATCTCCTTTTCTTAGTGCAAGGAGATCAGAAAGTAATTCTTTCTCCCCTTGCCACTCTGCGTTCGATTTCTTCGCGCTGAGCCTTTGTCAGTTTGTTTACATCCGTCTGGGAATTAACTGCACCTTGTGAAGTTACACCGTTTTCAACCGGTCTTTTGCTGTTGGCCGCAACAGAATCGGCGACTCGCTTTGCCGCCGTCTGCGCCGCATACTGCATCGCGCCTCCGAGAATCTCGTCTCGGTGAATGACTTCATAGGCCGTTCTGACATCGACATTGTTTCTGAGCAAACTGAAGAACTGAGGATCTTCTATCTCCGTGTCGAGATTGAAATTCGGATAGATTTCTTTGAGACTTTCCGCCTGGTTCTTCCAGTTGGTGATGTCCCGGTTGATTCTGTCCTGCTCGTCGCGACGAGATTCGTTCCGTCTGAGCTGAAGAACCTCGCGTTCAAGCTTCTTCATCTCCTTGAGCTGTTCAACGGTTATGCCCTTTTCCATAGCCTCTTCTCTGTATGATTCATCATCATTTTCCAAAGCTCTGACTATGCCGTCAATGTCGTCCGCTTTTATCCCGTACTTCTGCGCGAGAATCTCAAAGACCGGCGTACTCTTCTGCAGCTGCTCCTGAAGTGTGCGTGTTTCCTTGAATCTGCCGTTGATAATGTTCTGCACTCGGCGGCTGAACGCGTCCTTGTAATCGCCTTTTATCAGCTTTTCAAACTCCGCGTCCTGATTTTCGACCGTCGATGCCGTAACATTGATCTCGCTTTCCGGCTGTGCAGCGGCGTCCTGCGTTTCAATCGCCCGTGTCTGCTCCCCGGCGTCGGAAGCTGTGGCGGCCGTTGCCGCCGATACGCCCGCTCCGTCTCCTCCGCCCTCGCCGAACAGCGTGAGCGAAAAAGCCTTTGTTGTGTCTGTGAACATAAAAATTAACCTCCATCGTCTTTCCGAAGTGTCTTTGTGATTATATTATAGCGGTTTAATTTTCGTTTTTCTCCCCGCCTTTGACTGTAAAAATTACATTTTTCGGATAGTTGTCTGCGATAAGCTTTGCGCCCGTGCAGAAAAAATTATAAATTCCTTTTGCCTTTGCTTTGGTATGTTTGTATGCTTTAATCGCCAGCAGAAGCGTTCCGTTGCTCTTTTCAGCGGTAAATGTTTCGAGTTCTCCGGCAGCTTCCATTTTTGCATACATCATTGCGGCGGTCTGGCCGAGTGTCGAAATGCCGGCACAGACTATGTCCTGCCCGCTCGGCGCATATCCCGAATGTCCCGAAATGCTTATTTTCATTTCTCTGCCCGCTCGGCGAACTTTTATTGTTGTCATAACATTACCTCGGTTCCGCAGCCGAAGCCGCTTTTTCTCTCGCATTCTCGGCCGTTGCGTGTTCGTTGGCGCGGGACTCGCCGAGCGAGTTGCTCTTGAGCTCGCCGTCTCCGGAGCCTACGCTCGCCACCGGAACTCCGCCCGAAAAAGATGCCGCCATCTGACTGCCTATCGTTGTTCCGTTTTGTGCGTCAACTATCTGCGCCATCTGCATGAGCTGCTGCTGCATGGTCTTGAGCTGTTCATACAGCGTACCGTTCTGCGATATTTTCCGCACGACGGAGTCCTTGCCCTCGAAGTCCATCATGTCGATGCAGGCGAGCGCCTGATCCGTCATTTCCGGATTGAAGAATCCGCTGTTATAGAACTGCAGTGCCAGCTCATTGTGTGAGAGCCTTGAGAACGGGTTGTTCCGCTGCGCCCTGACTTTGATATCAAAGATCGGCATTCGTCCGCTCATATCAATGCCGAACTCTGTGCGCTCGCCCTCGGGCTGTATGGCGCGGTTGTCGTAGCTCACAAACTCCTGTTCACCGCTTTTCCCCGTTATACGAAAGCTGCGCGGTGCATCGTAAAACTGCCTTATCAGCTCGATGCACAGATAGAGCACTTCCTCATAGCTGTCGTATGAGGTCTGAATCATGTCTCTCGACAATTTGCTTCCCGCTTCCTGCAGCGCTGCAATCGCCGAAGCGGCGGTAACACCGCTCGCGGTGCTTCCCTGTGAAAAATCACGGTTTCCGCTCGTTTCCTTGAGTTCGTCTATTTTGTTCGTGCGCAGCGCCACATAAATATCATTGAGCGGCGTCATAGTGATTTCTTTTATGCTGTCCTCCCCAAGTCTGCCGTCCACATGCACAAAAGGATTCGAGACGTCAAGAAATTCTTTCTCGTTGATTTTCCCGCTCGCAGCATTGATGAAGAAACGGCGGCGAGAGGCGGCAACGGCCGACTGCATAAACGCCTGGTCATATTTGTCTATCTGCATCTGCGGGTCTTTCATAATGTCCAAATATCCAAAGCCCACAAGCGAGCCTTCCTCCGGAAAGAGTGTATCAAACACGAACGGATATTTGCCGTGATTATAGAACCCGCTCTCGGCATACTGAGGATCGTTTTCGGAGGCAAAGAGCACTTCACCGTTGCAGAATTTGCAGTAATGCAGCACTGTTCTGCTGCCAACCAGTCTCTTATAGTACCAGTCAACCACGACGCTCTTTTCCGATGTGTCTATGTTGTCGTCATAGATATACTGGCTTGTTTCTATCGTCTTGCCGCCGAGCTTACCTTTCAGCTGCGGATATTCCTGCGAGAGCACATCGTTGTCGCGCAGGCACACATGGAAGATGTTCCGGCTGTCCTGTATGTTCTCTATGCCGGGCTCCCAGAAGAGATTCAGCAGGTCGATTTTCTTTATCTCGATGTCGCCCAAGCCGTTGTACTTCTGCGGATTCCAGAACACGCCCTCGCAGGATGTTCCCTGTTTGAGCTTGTACCACCATTTAGCGGAGTATGTCTTTTTGTAACCGTTCTGCTCGATGATAACGGGCAGGATTTCCGAAAGCTGTTCTGCGGAAGCATTATCGCTCTGCTCTCGCGGCAGTACGGAAGCCGACGGATAGTTGTCCATAGCGTCCGCGTGCTTATTTGCCAGGGAATTAAACAGCCAAGCCGAAGTGGGCTCGGGCTCTTTGTTCGCGCCTTTCGCCTGGTTTTTTCTGATAGTCTCCCAGTGCCGCAGCTTCCACCACTGCTCGTTCTCGATTATCCTGTTCTCGAGATTCGCCTTGCCGTCTTTGTATTTTCGCAAGGTTTCTTCCGCTAAAGCAACCGTTTCCTGCGTTATCGGTCCCTGCTCTGACCCGCTCCCGGGCTCATACTTCACCGTATCGCTTCCGTTTACAATTTTCACTTGTCCATCCTCTCGCACGGGATTTCCAAGCTCTTGCCGCAAAGTCTCCGTTCGTGCGGCAATATCCCGCTCCGGATCCCTTGCGGTCTGCTCCTGCGGCTGTTGGTCTCTGATTTCCGCTCTGCGGCGTTTGATATCTTCTATCGGGTCTCTTTTCTTTGCCATTGTTTTGCCTCCTATAATCTGTAAAAGCTGTATTTGTCCGGCTTTTCCCTGAGTTCAAGGGGATCATCCGGCATTTTTTCCGGCGCTTTGCGCGGTTCCGGGCTTATCGGATTTTCCATGAGCACATATCGGCACTCGTCGTAGATATGATCCTCCTGCGATGTGTCGATATCCTCAACATATTTCTCGTCATAGACGATATCGGGAATAGTGCGGATAAAGTGTCTGCAGGTCGAGAATACCTGAAACTTCGGGTTGCCCTCCGAATCGAACGCCAGGCGGTAATGATACTGCATCTTTCCGGCAATTCTCGTGTTGTCACCCGGCGAGAAAACAACAAAGTTCGGCGATTTTTCCATCATTCGCGCTACGCTCTCGCCGCGGCTCTCGTCAAAAATAGACGGGTCGGCAATACCGATGATGTTCTTACCCTTGAGATTTCTGTCCTCGTTTTCAATGCGCCGAATCTCTGCTGCAATCGTGACCGGGTCTTGCCGCACTCCCTCGTTCGGCGTGCCCGTGCAGCCGTACAGTTCCGCTATGCGGTATATCTTGCCGTGCGTGTCCACTGCATACCAGCCCACGGAATACGGTTTTGTGTAGCCGAAGTCAAAGCCTCTGTAAATCTGCCAGTATTCCGGGATTTTGAACGGCTCAACGACATGCGTCCACCGTTGGTCTTTATAATGCTCGGGATCGTTGCGCCACTCTGTGAACACCTGCCCTGAAAAGCTGTCCCAGTCACCATACAACAGCGCTTTTCTCTCCGCTTCCGGCATGGCCGCAAGCTTCATGATGTATTCCGGGTCGTTGTGTAAAAGCTCCTGATTGTCAAAAACAGTCGCCGGGACAAAAATTCGCTTCCTGCTGCCCTCAATTATCTGCCCTGACGGTGTCACAACATTGAAAGTCTCCGTGATAGGTGTCATCGGCGGCGCCGCGGTAACGAACCGAGACTTCACCCACCCGTGACCTATGCCGCCGGGGTTGGTTGTCGCCCGCATATATACCCTCGTGCCGGGTCCTCCCGGGCGGTTTCGTGAGAACATATAGCTGTATTCGTCCCATGTGAAATGCGTTAGCTCGTCAAATGCTATGAAATCATAGTGTTTGCCCTGGTATTTCAGCCTGTCCTTCGTGTATTGCATTGAGCCGAAATAAATCATCGCCCCGCTCGGGAAGCTCCATCGGTGTTTGCTCTCGTTGTATTTTGCTCCGCGTATCGCCCGCGGGTAAAGCATTTCAGACCGTTCCACAAGCTCCGACAACTGCGGATATGTTTTTCGCAGTATCAGTCCGCGGTAATACGGGATATGCACCTGCCGCAGGGCTTCTATCAACAGTGCGTCACTCTTCCCTCCGCCCGCCGCTCCGCCGTACAGCACCTCATACTCCGGGCGCTCCATAAACTTCTTCTGTTTCTCCTGCGGTTCCCAGATTTTCATTCTTCTGCAGCCTCCTCAAGCACTGCCGGTATCTCGATAATGCCGTATTCTTCATCATCCGTCGGTATACCTGCGGCCGCCTTTGCTCTTTCGATTTCAACCCGCTCCCGAGCGTTCTTCATATTCGCACGCTCGACGGTGTTCGGCTTGCCGTAAACATCGCGCAGTATCTCCATCAGATCCTTCATTGCAGCGGTCATTTGCCGCAGATATTTCGTGTCGAGTTTTTGCAGGCAATATTCCTCGACTTCCGCCTCGTCTTCATCGTCTTCGCTCGGCACAATTTTGACGATAGTCTGCCTGACTGTCGCCGTATCGTTCAAAGAATCATCTATAAGGCGAACTAATTTGTCCGCACAATCGCCGATTTTCGCTAGCTCACAGGCTTTTTTTCGGCTTATTTTCTCCATTGTTTTCTTTTCAACTTTTTTTCTGAATTTTTTCCGAAGCCCGCTCCACCCCTCCGAAGCGCACCTTTTTCCAAGCGACGAGACCGATACTCCGTGCTTTTCCGCGAGCTCGCGCTGGCTTATATTCGTCGATATGTATTCCTGCTTGATGGCATCCCAGTCCACTCCCGGAAGCCTCCTTTCTGTTTATAATTTTATCAATTTGCATTTCGTTTTTCTCCCCGCCGTTTATCGGGATATAAAACTGCCCGGCAAAGAATCACCTTGCCGGGGACTTATTCATATTTGTCGTTTATCAGTTTTCGCAATGGGCAATCGCAGCGGTAAAGGTAGCAGTTGTTATGCTGCCACTCCTTCCGCTGTTTCGCGTCCTCGAATACGAGTATAACTTTTCCTTTTTCCGTTATTCCTTCGCAGGATATTGTAAACTTGGTGTCAGACAGGTAAAACGGGCAGACAACAAGAGCTCCTGCGGCAGTGTTAGCCATTAGCCCGCTCTCCTTTTTCTGTTTTTCCGTCCGCCGTAAAGAATGTAGTCACTGTCACCCCGGAACATCCTTATCTCCATGTGATAGCAGCTGTCCCAGTCGCAGTATGTAGGGATAACCTCCGCCACGACATAGCCGGGATAAAGCTGTTCGAAAAGCTGTCTGTGCTCGCAGTCCGCTACAAGCTCGTCCAGCTTCTTGCGGTTGATGTGGCTGTCGTTTCTGCGCGGCTGAGGATCCACAAGATTTTTAGACCTTGTCCAGCGCTTATGCATAATCGGGTCTTTGATTATGTATTTTCCCATGTCGGCTATGCCGATTTCGAGGAATTGCAGACGCTTTGTGTTCGCTCTGCCGAGTCCCCACGCCTTTTCTATCTCGTCTCTGTCAACTCCGCCGCTCATCACGATATGATGATGCACGTTCCCGCTCTTTTCGCCGAACTCTATGACGGATATGTATTTCACTTCGCCCGCTCCCGCTTTTTTATAGAGTCTTTTGACCCTGCGCAGGAAGTTTTGAAAATTTCTCTGCGCTTCTTCCGGCGTTTTGGGTCTTGTGTCGTCGGAATAGTCGAGACCTATCGCAAGATCGCGATCCGTGAAGTTCGCATGCAGCAGCTGAACAAGCTTACGCTCCGCATACTTTGCGTTCAAAAGCTTCTGTGTCTCGCTCGATTCTCTGAATCTCTTTCCCCTGCTCTTCGTTTTGGCCTGCGGCTGCTCCGTCACGGGGTATAAATATATTTCAAGAAAGTCCTTGCAGTAAAATTTTGTTTCTCTGATTTTCGTGCGCATTTTTTCTTTCCTCTCCGTGGTCGGTTTGATAAGACAGCATACAAGCCCGTGAAGCGCCCTTACGGACGCCTCACCTTTTCCCCGGCGCGGGGGTCTGACTTGTTTATTTCTCCATAGGTTCGCACCAACACATGGTGCACATGTCTCCGGTCATACTCAGGCATCTTGTGCCGTAAACTTCCATTCTGCACACCTCCGGAAGCCCGTCATCACCTATACGCGCATTCGGAAATTTTTCCAAAAAATCTTGTGCGTAAGTTTTTTCGGATGCTTGTCGCTCCACTTTTGGAGTCTTGAAATGGCACTTTTTTATACAGCGCGGCTTTGTGCCGCTTTCACAGTTCAGGCACACCTGTCGCCCCTCCGGGATTATCTCCCCACAACATACACATCTGTCAGCGTCAGGCATTGGCATCACCTTCCATTTCAGCTCTTAAACTATCTTTTATATAATAGTCAATGTTTAACTTTTGGCATAAGTCCTCTGCTTTTTTGCCGAAGTCTTTCCAATCAATGTTTGAAGGGTGATAGTTCAGTTTGCCGATTTTGACCTTATCAACAAATGAGACACGGTGCAGGTCAATAAAGAATTGTTCACCGTCGGTTACAGGCTCAAACGACACCCAAGTTTTTACGCCTCTGTTATGTGCTTCGGCAAGACTATTTAGCCTTTCCCGATAGGGCGCTTTGCAACAATCTTTTATTCCGTCAAGAGTTATTCCATACCAATCGTTTTCATCAAGCAAGTCAAAATCACGGCTGCCGTCACCCTTTGTTAAAATCTGCACATTATTGCCGCTATTTTTAAGTATTTTAATAATCTCCATTGTAGGTGTACTGTCACATCCTGTCGGGTACGGGTCGCAGGTAAAGCAAAGGTGTATAAGCTTTCCTGTTATGTTCTCACGTACAATTTGTTTTGCTGTTTCCTCTACAATGTTTTCTCGCGGGGTTATATTGCTGTGGAATAATTCACGGTCACGATGCAAGACATTTGGTGCGAAACAGTAATAACACCTGTGCGGACACCCTGTGTAGATGTTTATTGCATAATCTCCGTATTCCTTTGCTTTTCCTTTCGGTGTATAGATAGGCTTCATTTCATCTCACTCCAATCTAACGCTTGTCCGCCTCCGTTACATGCATACTCTTTAAGCGCGGCCGAGACCTGCAACATCAGGTATTCGATGCACTCAAAATTCCCGCTCGAGTCAAAGCAGGGACATTCCGGACAAGATCCAGACTCACTCTCTCCGCAGAGTTCGGTCGCCCGAATCAGTTCCTGCAGTGTCAGCTTTGTAGTTGTATTCATCTCAGCGTCTCCTTTACTCAATCGTCGGTGACTCCGGCAGCGGCATCCAATACGTCACCTGTGGATCATCCCAATCCGGATAAGCCTCAAAGTACCAACCCTCACCGGCGTAAAATGTTGCAAGTTCATGGGCACTATCCAACTCTAAATGCTCTCGCGGTCTGCCGCTCGCGATAACTAATACGTCCTGCTCGTCTTCGGGCATCCTGTCGTTGACACTTATCCACGGTGATGCGGTCAGCTCTTCGAGCCGTTCCCTCGCGGCGCAGATAATCGCGCAGCCGTGGATTCCGCAATCGTACTCATATTCGCAGCCAAGACAGGCGATAGATCCGGTCTGCACCGACAGCCTCCGCAGCGCCTCTATAAGGATTTTATCGTCATTCATTTTCATTCTCCTTTCAGCAGTTCATGTTCGCCGCTTTGGAGCTGAAGCTCCGTTTCGGACATCTCATAGCCCAACTCGCCAAGAAACTCATAAATCCTGTCAAGGCTTTGGTTTTCCTTGTGCTTCGGTGCCCGTTTGTCATTGTTTGACGCATACCACCCGTCGTTGTAGTAGCCGTTGCGATTATCGTCTCCTGCCAGCGCATACGCGACAACTATCGGCGCACGCTTGTCCTCGGCGATAAACTGCCGCCATTTCGGCGCATTTATAGAATACTTTTCATCGCTTCCAATCTCGGAATTGATATATGCTCTGTCATATGTACAATAGTCCGTTATCTCGCAACCCGCAAACATCACAAGCCACTTGATGATTGTTTCTTTATATTTTTCAACCGCGGTAAAACTTCTGATAAAGTTTACACGGCACTCATACGCCGTTTCCGTCAAACGCTTGAGCTCACGGTTGGCACTGTCTATGCGCTGTTCGCATTCTGATTTTTTCTCTTTCTTCTTTGGTACTTTGGCCTTTTTGCGCATAAGGTACGCCGTGCCATATGATATTTCCCAAAAAAGTTCCTCTTTGTTTTTGGGCTTTTTAAAAGTTCCCTCTTTCCAGTCTGTAATCGCACACTGTTTGACCCGCTCGTAGGCGGTGCTGTAGACTTGGTTTTTTACGGCTTTCGCGCCGATTGACTTTAGCTCGGCTTTGACAAGCGGCGTTTTCTCGGCTTCAATTTGTTGCCTCTTCGCGCAAGAAAGGCTAAAATCAAAATCGCGTGTTCCGATTACTTTCAGCAGTTCGCGGCGCTTTTTTTCGTCTTTTATGTCCGCTATCTGCACATAGTCCTCGAGCTTTCCGCCGCGCTCCACTGCCTGCTGCATCTGCTCTGTCGGCAAAGTCGCTATCTTCAGGCGTTTGCGAACGGTTGTTTCGGCAAAGCCGGTTTTTTTGACGATTTCGGCGACCGACACACCAAGGTCAAACATCATCTGCATACCCTGTGCCTGCTCATAAACAGTCAAATCAGATCGCTGCATATTTTCCAAAAGCATGGTAGACAGCTGCGTCTTATAGTCCATATCGACCACGGCGCAGGGGACCTCAGTCAATCCCGCCTGCTTTGCGGCCGCGAGTCGTCTGTGCCCGATGATAACGGTATACATGCCGTTTTCGGCCGGAACGACCGTCAGGTTCTGCAGGATACCGCGCGCTTTGATGGATTCCGCCAGCTCCGTGACATCGCCGATGTTCTTTCGCGGATTGTCAGGATGTTCTTTAAGTTTCGTTACATCGATGTTAGTTATCATGATTTTTCCTCCTTTATGCACGGTTTCAGCAATTTAATAACCTCATCTGACAGGCTGCAAAATTCGTCTTTGTCTATGCCGACAATGATGAGTGTTCCGACAAAATCGCAGCCGCAAAGTCTGCAGTTGTGCGGCAGTCCTAACAGCTTGCGTTCTTCGTTGCAGATAATGACGAAGTTTGTCGATATCGTAACAATTTCGATATAACCGCCAACCGTTCTCTGTAGGTTCTCCAGCGTGTTTGATATCCACACCACTCTTGCAGGTTTTCCCGGGTCTTTTACTATGACCTTAATTTTTCTCTTCACGGTGTTTTGCCCCCTTTTTGATTTTTTCTTTGAGCCTGTCCTCGAACTCAATAAGCTTGTCCTCGCGGCAAAAGCCGTAGATTATGAGCGCCACGACGGCGATTTCAAAAATCGTTTGAATTGCAAATTTCAGCGCCATTTTCTTTATCCTCCTTATTCTCAAATCGCAGGCGGTCAAATCGGACCGTGGCCGTTGACCAGCCTTCCCTGTCCTCAAGCGCGGCGGCCTCCGTTTATCTCATAAATCAGCGAGCGAAGCGTCAAATTCTCCTGCTCAAGCTCCTGCACTCGCTTTTTTAGTACGGCCTTTTCGCCGGAACGGCTGACCCACTCTTCAATTCTTCGAGCTATTACGGACGAGCCGTCAAAATCGGGATAGTATAGTGACAGACCTGATGTGTCAGGGTCAATGCCGACTTGCCTTGAGATGATATCAATAACCTCCCGAGCGGCCTCATAACGTCGGACAAATAAGTCGTTGCTCTTGTCTTTGGTTCTGCACAGCAGCGCAAGGGCATCTTTGGGCAGGGTGTCATATCTGTGAGGGTCTTTCTTTTGGGCGAGTGTGCCCTCGTAACGGGCGAGGACTTCGGCCTCGTTTTCGTCTATCGTGTAAATATAATTACTCATTTTCCCGCCTCCTCAAAAAATCGGTGTCCGCCGATAGTGCAGACATAGGTCTGCGACTCATGCCATTCGCTGCTCACAAGCGCCGGCGCATAGAAATATAGAATCTCGGCGTCGGTTGCTACTTCGCCGCGGTCAAAAACCGCGCTGACCGCGCGCTTCACATCTTCGTTCGGTTCGGGTCTTTTTTCGGTATATCCGAAGCTCTTTACAATCTCTGCCGGGCGTTCGTGTTCCGATATGCAGGCATTGAGAAGGCATTGTGCCACCGCCATTTTGCCTATGTAAGGCTCTGCACCGGCCTCGGCCATTACGACGCTCTCCACTATCGCCCGCTCTTCTTCTGAGAGCTCGTAGCACACCTTTGTTTTCTCTTCGCAGGTCATGATCGGCTCCGCCGCAGGCGGCTCGGAATCCACTCTGTATGCGGTTGCGGCTGCATCAGCTCGTGTCGGAACGGCAGCAAGTGCATATATCAGGCACAGCGCGAGGATTGCGAATACTATTAATACTTCCTTGTTCATATCATTTACCCTTTCAGCAAAAGCTTATTTCGTCGGCAACAACCTCAATTGCTGTCCTGTTGCTGCCGTTTTTGTCTGTATACTGTCTGCTCTGCAGAGCACCGCGCACGGCTATCATATCTCCCTTGTTGAAATGATCCGCAACGAACACAGCGGTCGAACGCCAGGCGACGATATCAAAAAAATCCGTCTGTTTTTCTCCGCCCGAGGAAGTGAAGCGACGGTCAACCGCTATCCTGAAAGCCGTGACCGCCGTTCCGTTTTCGGTGCTTCTGCACTCCGGCGTCCTTGTCAGTCTCCCCATGAGAACCACTGAATTTATCATCCGAACGCCTCCTTAAATGTAATTCTTATAAAAATTCGCGATAAAGTCCTCGATTGTCCATCCATGCTCTTCCATGGCCTTACGCTGACCGTATTCATGCAGCGCTTGCATCTTCTCGCGGTTGTTGTGCACGCCCTCTTTGTTGTCCCTGTGGCAGTAGGGGCACAGCTGAACCGTAAGCTTGTACTTCTCACTCTTCTTGCGCAGTGCTCCGCCAAAAATATGATGCTTCTCGGTATCGCAATACTGATGGCACAAAAAACACTCTGTATACATTTGTTTATCCTCCTTAATTTCCCGTGTATCGGGATAATCCTTGTCGCTCATAGTAATTGCCGATTCGTTTCTGCAGCGGTCGGCTTATCTTTTCCGTGTAGATGTTGACCGCGATAAGTCCGTTTTCTTCGTTAATACTTTCTTCCGGGGTCTTTATCAGCCACTTTTTCGGCAAACCCTCATCAAACAGTAGTTCCACCGTCTGGTTACCGGATACCGATTTTGCAACGAGCTTCTGCAAAGCCGTCCCCTCCCTTTCTTTAAATTCTTGAACGAGCTGGCGCAGTTCCGGCCGGAACCGTTCTATCATCAGCACGTCAAAAAAGAATCTGTCTTCGTCTGAAAGTGCCATTATTTCATTCTGCGCCTTCTGAAAAGCTATGTATTCCGCGTGTATTTCCGGATCCTTGAGATTTGTTATATAGCCGTATGGGTTGTCGTGCATAAATTTCCCGTCTTCTATCTCAAACACTCCGCGCATGATTTCCGGATTCTTCGTTATGGGATTCAGTTTCATCTGCGTTTCCCCTTTCGTGGCTTATAGTAGGCGCAATAATCGTCGCTCGGCGGTGTTTCCCTGAGTCTGTCTTTTTGGACGCTGTAGTTGCACAGGGTATTGCTCCAGTCTGCCAACGGATTTCCGCCGCCGTACACATGTCTGTATTCACATGATTTACAGATTTTGCATATTTTCCATTTTTTTGAAAGCATATGTTGTCCCTCTCTGTCGGTCTGCCGTGCTCCGGGAAGATAGGAGGAGTTGTATTTTGGGGAAAATGAAGTAGTGGTTTTTTATGATTAAAGAAAGGGTAATAAAAAGAAAATCAAACTATAAAATCTTCCCGGAGCACGGCAGACCGACAGCAAAAAAATATTCAATTAGTATTCTCCGAACACTGCCATATCAACGACATTCTTTGCTGCGTTTGTTATCACGGCGCGGACAAAGTGTTCGAACTCCTTGTGTTGCATCACTCCGCCGTGCTCGTTGTATTCTACGAGCGCCTGCGGTCTTATGTCGTAGCACCATTCTTTCTCACGAATATACGCGGTTCCGATCGGCAGCGCCTGCTTCTGCAGTCCGTTATAGATAAAGTCTTTCGGTCGTCCGAGATACCTCGCGGCCATCTCAACCGGCACGCTGCCGTCAATCGCGAGGATTTCTTCTTTTGTAGGCTTCGGTTTCAAAACTCGCGGCATAAATATTCATCCTTTCCGTTTGACATTGTTTTGAAAAATCTGTATACTAAATATAAAGGTGGTGGTTTTATGAAAATACTCATTTCTTTGCTTACTTCTATTTTTCTGATATTACTTGTTTTCTCTCTTTCAGGCTGTGCCTTTTACAATAAAGGTTTTGATTATGGCTATAATGACGGTAGCAAAACCGGATTTGAAGAAGGTTATGACATAGGTAGAGAGAACGGAAAAGAAACAGGGTTTGACAACGGCTATGATATCGGTTACTCCAAAGGCTTCAGCGAAGGTGTTGAAGATTCAAAAATCTATGATGAATATAACAGTAGAATACGCTGACAGGAGGAATTTCAATGAAAAAGAGGAATATAGGAGGCATCATCATTTCGTTTATCATGATTTTCTTTCTTCTATTCCCCTCAATTTCAAACAGAATCATGAAAAAAGGGGTTGAGGCTGGAAGAAAAAAAGGATATAACGACAACTACAGCATTGGATACTCTCAAGGTTTTGATAAAGGTTATAGCATTGGTTATTCTGATGGATTGGCATTTGGATACGATGAAGGCTATGTTGATTCTGGCATTTATAGTGATTCAAACAGAATAGTATACTGTTCTTCTTCCGAGAAAAAATATCACTACAATCGCGATTGTTCGTCGTCTGCTTTGGAAGAGTTAAGTCTCATAGAGGCTCTCGAACATCATCTGAAGCCTTGTAGCAAGTGCGTACCTCTTAACGCTTCTACCGCGCCTTAATAAAGTAGATCATCTACTGAACATTTAAAAATCTTAGCCAAAAGAAGTAATGCATCTGCTCTCGGCTTGCTTTTACCTGTTTCCCACATCGCCACAGTACTTCTTTTTACATTCACAAGCGCTGCCAGCTCTTTTTGTGTTAATTTTTTTGACATTCTCCAGTCTTTTATTTTCATATCTGCACTTCCTGTCAAGTTTCTTGACAATATAATATCATCTCTATTTTTTATTGTCAATACTCTTGACAATATTTTTTTATTTTTTGTTGATTGTCAATTAAATTGACATTATAATATAAACGGGTGATATAAATGAAAATTCTTAAAGACTTAAGAAACGAAAGAAAAATCAGTCAAGAAAAATTAGCCAAACACATGGGTGTTTCCCGTTCGACCATAGCCATGTGGGAAAGCGGAGCAAGCGAACCTGATAATGAGTCTCTAAAGAGACTTTCAATGTATTTTGGAGTGTCCACTGATTATCTCCTCGAAAACGATGTTACAACCAACGAGCCACAGATTACGGATGAGGATATCATGTTTGCACTCTTCGGCGGCGACAAAGAAATAACCCCGGAAATGTTTGAAGAAGTCAAACAATTTGCGAGGTTTGTTAAAGAAAAAAACAGGAACCGATAAACGAGGTATAGAATATGGATTTTGCAACTTCAATCTTAGGAGACATTGTTATAACATTAGGACTATACATGATACCTATTTGCGTTTATCGAGTCTTTTTTTGTCACAAGCCTTTAGAAAAGAAATCTGCTTTGATAACCACCGCTGTATTCGGTGTCATTATGTTCTTTGTTATGAGCTTTATAAAATACTGGCTCACAGAAAAAATCGCCACCCCAGCACCGGCTTTTATTTGGAGTGCAGTCAATTATTTTATATTGACTCATAAAAGTCTATTGGATGATACTACCAATACAATTCCGACAGAAACAAAAGAAGAAAGTTCTATTTCTGTCGCTGAAGATGCCGAAGAGTGTTCACAGGAGAACAGCAGTAACGGCACTGTACCTGAAGAACCAACAGTTACAGACCCGCTCCCGAAAGAGTCGTCCGATTCTGCGCAAGAGGACAAGCCCCTTGCAGAAAAGCGCAAAATGCTCACATTAAAAGCGTCCTCGAGTGATAAAGAAAAAGTTTTGTTAAACATAAAGGTTCCGTCCACAAAGGCATTGAGAATTTTGAACATAGTTATCATCATCGTTCTCACCGTCGCCGTTATCGCTCTGTCGATTGCTTTTCCGCGTGCTTTGAAAAAGGTAAATAAATCCGCATACGACCGCGGATATAACGACGGTTACAATATCGGCTACGCCCAGGGCGAATACCATCAAAAATATTTTGGCACGAGCCAAAGCTACCAAAGCGACAGCAATATTCAATCTACCGACGAAGAACACAGTGAAACAATTGATGAAAGAATTGCGCGAGTACAGCGCGAATATGGCAATTAGCTGTTTCGGAAAGGCGAAAAATGACAATCCTTGAAGATTTATATAGCATCGCAGAAGATGAAGAAATCGAGATATATGCTTTTGACCTGCCCTTTGTTGGATCCCTGTCCACCATGGAAACAAACGGTACCTGCTGTATCGGCATAGATCCGTTTGCGATTGATTCACACGAAGAAGAGACTGTTCGGCTCGCACATGAACTCGGGCATTGCATAACCGGAAGTTTTTACAATGTTTACGCCGTCTGCGATTTGAGAACAAAACATGAGCGCAGAGCGGACAAATGGGCAATAAAAAAACTCGTCCCGAAAGACAAGTTAAGATGTGCAGTTGAGGCAGGATTTATCGAAACATGGGAGTTGTCGGAATATTTTGACCTGCCCGAACCGTTCATCAGGAAAGCTGTCACTTTCTATAAGGAACAGGCACGAGTCTGAAAGGAGGCTCACAATGAAAAATCCAAACGGATATGGAACGATCCGCAAACTCAGCGGAAATCGGCGCAAGCCCTGGGCTGTTCTTGCTCCGCAGAGCAGCTCCGAATATTCCCTTGACAAGCAGCGCAAGCTGATAGGCTGCTACGCCACAAGGGCAGAGGCAATGACGGCTCTCGGCGCATGGCATAAGACTCCGCATATTGATGTTCCGGCTTCTGCCGAAAACATCACGCTCGCACAATTGTGCGCCGAATATAAGAAATTACAGAAATTCAAGAATCTTTCCAAGCAAACACAAAACAATTATAGTGCTGCATGGAACAAGCTTGCCGTCCTCGGCTCATATAAAGTAAAAGATTTACGAGCCGCCCATTTTCAGACAGTCGTTGACACGGCACATCAAAACGGACTCTCCGCCTCTTCTCTGCAAAAAATAAAACTTTTTGCTTCCCTGCTCTGTGATTATGCCGTGCAGAACGACATCGTTATCAAAAATTATGCAAGCTTCGTCACGCTGCCCAAAGCAGAAACGAAAGAAAAGGTACCGTTTAGCGATCTCGATTTGCAAAAGCTTGAGTCCGCCGCTAAGGAAGGCTTTATGTATGCCGACCTAATCCTGATTATGTGTTACACAGGTTGGCGAATAAATGAATTTTTGGCGCTTACACCGTTCAGCTGGGATTCAGCAAATCATACTCTTCGCGGCGGCGAAAAGACCGAAGCCGGAAAGAACAGAGTTGTCCCGGTGTCGGATAAAGTAATGCCGTATCTGCAAAAGTGGCTCGATCGAGGCGGACCGACAATAGTCTGCCATGAGCACAACGGCAAACTCGTCCCGGTAACAGCGCACTACTTTCGCGCAAAGTGGTACTACCCCACACTTGAGGCACTCGACTTGCCTCGCCTGACGCCGCACGCGACCAGGCACACATTTGCTTCTATGTTGCACCGCAACGGCGCAGATAAATGGGATATTCAGCGACTCATGGGACATTCTTCAGAAGTTGTCACTAATAAGGTCTATACTCATGTCGATATAGAACAGCTTCAAAAAGCTGTTGGGCTTCTGTGAAGCAGTTGATTTTGTTCACAATTTGTTCCCAACCGTGATTAAATCCACTGTTTTGACATCATATAAGAAAATAAAACAGTCTTACAAAAACAAACAAAAAAAGCCTTGAATCCGTTGATATATAACGGTTTCAAGGCTTTTCGCTTGGTGGAGATAAGCGGGATCGAACCGCTGACCTCTTGAATGCCATTCAAGCGCTCTCCCAGCTGAGCTATACCCCCAAATATTCAGTTCGTTCGGAACGCTATCTATTATATCAAAAGAAGCGGATTTGTCAATAGTTTTTTCAAAAAAACTCATGCAATACTCACTGCAAAAAATCGGACTGCGGTAAATATCTGCCGCAGTCCTGTTTTTTGATTTATTTGTCCTCGTAATCGAGAACCTCTCTTGCGATATATATCGGTCTGTGTTTTGTCTCGATATATGTTCTGGCAAGATACTCGCCGACCATGCCGGTGCAGAAAAGCTGGAGACCACCGAGCAGAAGTATAAGCACAACGGTTGTGGCGTAACCGGGAACCTTGATTCCGAACGCCAGCTTCTGGATTATAACTACTATCATATAGATAATAGACGCGGCAGAAGATGTCAAGCCGATATAAGTTGCAATTTTAAGCGGCGTAGTAGTAAAAGCGATAATGCCGTCCATTGCATATTTGAAGAGCTTCGCAAAGTTCCACTTGGAAGTGCCGTTTGCGCGGTCTTCAACGATATAGGGCATATAATATGTGTTAAATCCAACCCAGGAGAAAATACCTTTGGAGAAACGGTGATATTCGCTCATGCTGAGCACGGCATCGACCACACGGCGTCTAAGAAGTCTGAAGTCGCTCGCGCCGCTCTTGAACTCGATCTCAGAGGTTTTGTTGATAATCTTATAGAAACAATTTTTGAACGCTGAGAGAATTTTTGATTCGCGTCTGTCCTCCTGATAGCATGCCACTGCATCATAGTTTGGATCCTTGTCGAGAACTGCCATCATATCAAGCACCAGCTCGGGGCGCTGCTGCATATCCGCATCGATAAGACAGACCATTTCCCCCCTGCTCTCCTTGAGTCCCGCATATATAGCCGACTCCTTGCCGAAGTTTCGCGAAAAGCCGACAACTTTCACATTTTCATCGGATATCTCATAGATATGACGGAGCTTGTCCATCGTCTGATCGCGGCTGCCGTCATTGACAAATATAAGCTCATAGTCAAAGCCCTTGTCTTTGAAAACTTCAGTCGCGGTGTTGTAAAATAATTCAACATTGTCCTGCTCGTTATAGCAAGGAATTACCAAAGACAGTTTCAT